GAAGGGTTCTAGTGCCAAGACTATCGGTAAAAACATCAGTGAGATCATGGGTGCCTACAAAGACAAGGGCAAGATAGGCACCAGTAAGCCGAAGAGTAAAGCCAAGGCGCAGAAGCAGGCTATTGCGATTGCGCTCTATACTTCCGGCAAATCGAACAGGATGAATCAGGGTGGAAAGGTAACAAGCACCCCAAAAGGTCGTCAGGGTCCGGCGCGTACTATTAAAAAGCGTGACGGAAATACCCCAGTAGAGATATACTAGTATTGTTTTGGCCTCCAGACAGTGGCGTAACTGTCTGCTATTCATGGGAATTACCATGCTTGAATTTGCAGAAAAAGTACTGCGAGAGCTTAGGAAATTACAACAGGACTCGGAAGCGATTGTGCTGAATGGCGCTATTGCTGACATGGAGCGTTATCGCTTCATGATGGGTCGTCTGGAAGGCATAAAATTGGTAGAAGCCCTTATAAAGCAAGAGCTGAGTAAGAAAACTACGGACGATTTTTAACCACCAGAGGAAGTGTAATGGAAGAACCTAAGTTGACCGCACTCGAACAGCAGCGCCGGGAAAAGATCGCACTAAAACCTCCCACGCTTGATGATGCCTATGATGAAGAAGGAAATGTAGACATAGCAAATGTCGCCAGTTCTGTTCTTGACATGATTCCATACCCTACTGGCTGGCGCATTGCCATCCTTCCCTATAAAGGCACTAAAACCTCTAAGGGCGGCATTCTACTGGCTGAAGAAACCCAAAAGCGTACACAACTGGCCACTAACTGTGGGTATGTGCTGCGTATGGGCGATCTAGCCTACTCGGATGAGTCCAAGTTCCCTAACGGGCCTTGGTGCGCGGTTGGTGATTGGATCATCTTTGGAAGGTATGCGGGTTCGCGTATCCAGATCGATGGTGGTGAAATTCGGCTGTTAAACGATGACGAAGTCTTGGGGCTGATTAATGACCCCAAAGACGTTCTGCACATGTAAGGAGAGAGACCATGGGTAACGAAGAACTAGACTTTAAGATTGGCGACGATGAAGTTCCCGCAACGGTTGAGATGGATGATAATGGCGAGAATGCTGTTGTCACTGACAAAGAAGAAGCGCCGCTTGTAGAAACAGCGGCTAATAAGCGGGATGAGCTGGATCAGTACGGCGACAAGGTGCAAAAGCGCATCGATAAGCTAACTGGCCGCTTGCGTGAGACCCAGCGCCGAGAGGAAGCAGCGGTTGAGTATGCACGTAACGTACAGAACAGGGCTAATGAACTCGAACAGCGATTCCAGCGTTCAGATGCCGAGCGGCTTGTCGAAGCTAAGGGCCGTATTGACACGCAGATGGTTGCTCTCAAGCAGATCATCAAGAAGGCGCGTGAAGAGTACGACATTGACACCGAGACCGAGGCGCAACAGCGCCTGACCTCTATGTTGATGGACCAGCAGCGTGTAGCAGAGGCCACGCACTACCGTCAACAGTCCATGGCCCAAGCTCCCGCACAAAACACCTACCAGCAGAAACTGCCCCAGCAGCAGTACACTGCCGCTCAACCGGCGGTAGATCCGCAGGCCGAGGAGTGGGCAGAGCGTAACGCATGGTTTGGTACAAATACTGTAATGACCGGGGCTGTCAGGGGAATACACCTTGACTTAGTCCAAAAAGAAGGGTTTGACCCCCAGTCAGAAGAGTACTATGATGAAATTGATCGTAGAATGCGAAGCATCTTTCCAAAAGAACTTAAGCAGACTATGCAAAAAGACAACAGGAATAACCGTCCCGTGCAGACGGTAGCACCTGCAACCCGCTCGTCGGGAGTAAATAATTCTGCGCGCCGAACGGTTCGACTAAGCCCGAGCCAAGTTGCAATTGCAAAAAGACTGGGCGTTCCTCTTGAGGAATATGCCAAATACGTAAAGGAGTAAGACTATGACTACTGCACCCGTAATACCAAAACTTAATCGCAGCCCACGCACGGAAGAAACCCGTGAAGGAACTGCGCGGCGCAAAGCATGGGCACCCCCTTCACGTTTGGATGCCCCTCCCGCTCCCGATGGATATAGACATCGTTGGATAAGGGCCGAGGCTGGCGGAATGGATGACCGCATGAACGTAGCATCAAAACTCCGCGAGGGGTATGAGCTGGTTCGTGCAGACGAATATCCAGACTTCCAAGGCCAAACGCCACAAGACGGCAAAAACGCAGGTGTTATCAGCGTAGGCGGTCTTTTACTAGCGAGAATTCCTGAAGAGACTGCAGAGGAGCGTCGGCAATATTATAAAGAGCGCACTCATGACCAGATAAAGGCTGCCGATAATGACCTGTTGAAGACGAATGCACATTCGTCAATGAAGATTAACAGGCCAGAAAGACAGTCGCGTGTAAGCATTGGCGGCCAAGACGCTTCCAAATAACTCACTCAAAGGATACCTATATTATGGCTAACGTAAACAACCCCTACGGCCTACGGGCGCTAGGAAACCTGTCCGCCACTGGCGCACAGAAGCAGTACGGCTACACCATTGACGACAACCAAGCAGGTGCAATTTTCCAAGGTGACTTGGTAACACTTGTAGGTGGCTTTCTTGTTAAATTTGCACCGGCTACACATGTTAGTGCAGTTGGCGTATTTAACGGTTGCTTCTATAACGACCCAACCACTCAGAAGCCTACTTGGAAGAACTACTATCCGGGCAGCATCAACATTACATCAGGCTCTATTCAGGCCTCTGTAATTGATGACCCGAGTCAGTTGTTTAGCATTCAGGTAAACGGCACCATGACTCGTGCGGCGATAGGCAATAACGCAGATGTTACGGGTTCTACTACTGGTAGTACTGTTACGGGTGTCTCCGCGATGACCCTTGACTTCTCTAGTCAGGGAACGGGCGCAGCTCTCAATCTTAAAATCGTAGGTCTCTATGACCTGCCAAACAACGAGCTGGGTGCAAATGCCCAAGTCGTTGTTAAGATCAATGAGCATCGTTATGGCAGCCCCGGCGTTGCAAGTACCTAATCTAACCCATAGAGGAGCCTAACCATGGCAATTTCACGCGCACAACTAGTAAAAGAACTCGAACCCGGTCTTAACGCCCTGTTTGGTTTGGAATATAAAAACTACATGAACGAACATGCTGAGATCTATGACATTGAGTCGTCTGATCGTGCATTTGAAGAAGAAGTAATGTTGTCAGGATTTGGCGAAGCTCCTGTTAAATATGAAGGCGCTGGTGTGTCTTACGATAGTGCGCAGGAAGTTTATACTGCTCGCTACACCCATGAGACTATCGCGCTGGCCTTCAGTCTGACCGAAGAAGCCATCGAAGATAACCTTTACGACAAGCTGGCTGGCCGTTATACCAAAGCCTTGGCTCGTTCCATGGCTACCACCAAACAGATAAAAGCTGCGGCTATTCTGAATGGTGCGTTTACTACCTCCCTTGGTGGTGATGGTGTAGCTCTTTGTGCAACGGATCACCCTACTTTGTCGGGTAACGTGGCCAACGAGTTGGCAACCCCTGCCGATCTTTCTGAAACCTCACTTGAACAGGCATTGATTGACATTGCTGCGTTCACCGATGAGCGTGGATTGAAGATTGCTGTACAGGGCTTGAAGCTGGTAGTTCCAAAAGAACTGCAGTTCACTGCTGATCGTATCCTGAAGTCCACTCTGCGTGTTGGTACAGCAGATAACGACATCAACGCAATCAAAAACATGGGTATGGTTCCACAGGGTTACACTGTTAACCATTACCTAACTGACCCCGATGCGTTTTTCATTTTGACCGACTCCCCAAATGGCATGAAAATGTTCAACAGGGTATCGATCAAGACTGGTTTTGAAGGTGACTTCGATACAGGTAACGTTAGATATAAAGCAAGAGAGCGATATTCTTTTGGATATTCTGACTTTAGGGGTATTTTCGGTTCGCCCGGTACACCATAAGTTTTTGTTTTATAGGTGATATTTGAAAGGGGCTTCGGCCCCTTTCTTTTTGCTTGTTTTTTGTAGTGATCCGCTGGTACTATACACCAATACCGTTAGCTAGTATTATATAGGAGAAGTACGTGATACAAGTGATATACAAAATTATTAACTTAGTAAACGACAAGTTCTATGTTGGGAGTACCAGTAACAAAAAAGTAAGGTTCCGACAACACCGTAGGTTGTTACGTGGAAATAGGCACCACTGTAGACACTTGCAAGCCGCATGGAATTTTTATGGGGAGACCAAATTTGACTTTTTAGTAGTAGAAGAAGTGCCCGATACCCGCTCCTTACTGGAGGTGGAAGACACATACCTAATACAGCACGTAGGCAAGGAGTATTGCTACAACTCGGGATATAGTGCGAGTGCCCCATGGAAAAATGCCCCCGCACACACAACCCCTAACTACGGGAAAGTTATGTCCGAGGACGCTAAAGCCACCCTTTCCGCTGCTGCAAAACATCAATGGGCCACCTCTGACCCCCGTACAGGACAGAGGCATACTGAAGAAACTAAGGCTCTGATATCCGCTAAGGTGCAGCGAGTTATTGCTGAAGGGCGTGGGGGGTGCTTTATCCCGTCCGAGGAAACCCGGAAGAAAATGTCTGTGTCTTTGACGGGGAACCAAAACGCTAAGGGACATATACGCACCGAAGAACACCGAAGAAAGCTTGCCCTAGCCAACAAAGGCAACCAGAATTTTCTAGGCAAAACTCATACCGAAGAAGCTAAGACCAAGATGAGTAAGCGGGTGCTAGAGGCCACAACGGCTAGTCAGTTTCCTAGCCTAACCGCAGTATTGCAGCACTACAGCATGACGATGCCTACACTACGCCGTGCGTTACTTGCGGGCACTCCTATTA